ATGTGTTATAGTGGTAATCACAAGGAACGAAGCACAAGGCAAGGTTCCAAGGCCACGAAAGGGCAAGTGATCAACATGCAGTACTTCAACACCAGCATCGAGGACATGGTCAACACGGTCGCCGGCGACTACGCGCAGGACTTCGACACCGACGCGATCGTCGACGAGTACATCGCCGCGTTCGACGCCAAGCTCGAGGAGCTCGGCTGCATGTGCAGCCTGCACGCCGACGGCTCCATCACCGACTGGGACTGGGCCGACGAGCCGGGCTGGGCGGAGCGCCACATCCCCGACGACGCCGACCTCGACGCGATCCGCGACGGCATCGACCTCGGCGCCATCATGGCCGCCCACGACGACACCGCCGCCTGACGGCCGACCATCAACCGGGCGGGGCTCCGGCCCCGCCCCCCGCTTTTAGGAGGACATCATGTCAACACAACACCAGAGCCTGCGCCAGCAGGCGCTCATCCGCCTCGGCCGGGCGCTCACCCACCTCTACGGGGCGATGTACGGCACGGGCGACAACTGTTTCGGCCGCGAGGACGCCATGCTCATCCAGACGACCTTGAACCGCGACGACCGGGCGGACCTACTCAAGGAGGCCGCCGGCCACACCGGCCGCGACGAGCACGGCGTCGAGGAGCTCACGCTCTTCATCGACGAGGACCTGCACGACGAGCGCCTCGACGTGTTCGAATGGGTCCGCGACGACGAGGCATGCCTGACCGCCGCCGAGTTCCACTGCCTGCGCCAGCAGCTGGGCCTGACCGCCAGATGGCTCGCCGAACGCTGGGACGTGACCGAGCGCAGCGTGCAACGCTGGGAGACCAGCCGGCGCCTACCGGCCGACCTCACCGAGGACCTGCTGTCGCTGCGCGAGCGGCAGCTGCGCGAGATCGAACACGAGTCGGAAGAGGTAATGCGCACGATGGGCGGCGTCATGGTGCCGCGCAAGCACACGCTGCCGGCCGAATACCCGGCCGAATGGTGGCAGACCATCGCCTGGCACGTGCACGAGCGCACCGGCGCGACCATCCTCTACGACGACGACACGGACGAGGGCCTCGACGCCGGACCCGACGAGGCGGACGGCGACGATGAGTAGGCGACGTCAGGCGAAGCCGAAGCTGACGCCGGTGTGGATGCCGTATCTGCGCGGCAAGCTCGCCGACTGGCTCGACGCGCGGCACGACATGGAATACGGCCGGCCACGCTCGGACTACACCGACATGCTGCAGAAGGCATGGAGCCGCGGGGACTCGCTGCGCACCAGCCCCATGTGGTGGATCAGCCGCGACATGACGACGCTCGCCGTGCACACCGCCCTGCATGAGGAGCCGCCGACCGTGACACCGCCCAGCAGCACCGGGTTCGTGGTCTTCGACGGCGGCCTCGACCTCGAGCAGGCGCCCGACGCGCCGCTCGCGCACATCTGCGCCATCCGATGGGTCATCCAATACGACGAGCGCCACGAGCAGCATGTGGGCTGCGCCATGTTCACCGACGACCCGGGTGTGCGCACGCTGCTGGGCTGCGACCTGCCGCTCGCGCCGATGCCCAGGACGTCGATGGGCACGATCAGCGACGACACCGCCGCCGACGTGTTCGGCCGCATCCTGCAGGCCATGTGGGCGCTCAGCGCCGAACCGACCGTATGCGAAACGAGCGCACCATGCAGGCCGTCGTCGCTCGAGCCGCTGCCGCCGCGCATGGTCGACGACGCCGTGGCCCACGTGCGCATGGTCATCCTGCGCGAGAACCTCCACTCGCCCCGAACCGGTGACAAGGACGACGCGCGGCCCCGGCGCGAATACTCGCACCGGTTCATCGTGCGCGGCTGCTGGCGCAACCAGCCCTACGGCAAAAACCGTGAACTGCGGCGCCGCCAGTGGATACCGCCGTACGTCAAGGGGCCGGCCGACAAGCCGCTGATCGCGAAGGAGACGGTGCGCATATGGCGACGATGATGAGCATGGACGAGGCGATCGCCGGATGGCTGGTCGCCTACCGCGGCCCGACCCTGGCGCGCTACCGCACCGCGGTGCGCGCATGGCTGCGCTGGTGCGACCTCAACGGCGTCGACCCCATGACGGCGCGGCGCAGCCACCTCGAGACATGGTGCGCATACCTCGCCCGCACGAGATCCGAGACGAACGCGCGCAACACTTTAAGCTGCGTGCGGTCCTTCTACCACTATCTGGCCGGCGAGCGGATTGTCGCCCAGGACCCGTCCGAGCATCTGCGCCTGCCGCGACAGTACCGGCATTCGACCGGCACCTACCTGACCGCGCAGCAGGCGGCACGGTTTTTGGACGCCGCACGCGACATGGGACGCCAGGAGTACGCGCTGTGCGCGCTGCTGCTGCTCGCCGGCCCGCGCATCGGCGAGGCGCTCGGCCTCGACGTCGAGGACTGGAACCCGCAGACGGGGACCGTGCGCTACGCGCGCAAAGGCCACTACATGCAGGAAGTGCACGTCGCGGCCGCCGTCCGCGACGCCCTGACCGCCCATCTCGGACGCCGCCGCCACGGACCGATGTTCCGCGGCGCGAAAAACCGACGCATGTCGCAGAACAGGGCGCGCAACATCGTACGAACCTGCGGAGCGCGGATCGGCGTGCTCGACATCACGCCGCATTCGCTGCGACGAACGTTCTGCACGCTCGCGGTCGACGCCGGCGTACCCGAACGAGACATCATGGCCGCCGCAGGCTGGACATCCCAAAACATGCTCATCTACTACGACATGCAATCCCGCAGCATCACACAACAGGCGGGCGACGCGGTCGCCGGACTGCTCGACCTATAAAACACAAAAAACCGCCCCGCTCCCCCACCGTGTTGGTGGGAGGCGGGGCTGTGGTTTCTCAGGATTCCGGGGGATTATCCCCTAGCGTTCCCGAGCATTCCTAGTTGACGGTGCGGTTGGGGTTGTAGGCGACGCCGAACGCGGCCGCAACGGTGGGGATCGCGCCGGCCATCGCGGACAGCAGGATCGTGGCCCATTCGGGCGCGTGCGCCGCGATCGCCACGGGGGCGGCGACCGCGAGGAGCACACCCAAAATGGTGCAGGCGACGTAGATCGCGGTACGCACCGATGGGTCGAACACGGGCGTGTAGGGTTCCGCGCCGGGCAGGTTGCCGGGCAGCGGCTGGTCCGCGTCGTCGTAAATGCGGGTGTCGTCGAAGGTGTCGGTCATGGTTTCGCTCATTTCGTGTCCTTGACGAGCACGCCGAACGCGGCCATGTCGGCCGGGTTGACGTCGCCGTATTCGTCCTTGGCGCCGACGCACTGCGCCCACGTCTTGCACTGCTCGCCGGTCTTCTCGTAGACGTACTTCATGGTCTTGAGCACGTCCATGGTCGGGATGTGCCTGTACTGGCCTGCGGCCATGTCGGCGACGTACAGTTCCTGGGTGCCCTTCTTGCGGAAGATGACATGCATGTTGTTGTGCTCCTTTTTGATGTTTGCCACGGTTGCGGCGGTGTTGGTGGTCATTTTGGATTGGACGAGCTGCTTGAACTTGTCCCAGCTGTAGCCCCATTGGGCGAAGTACGGGTACGGGTCGGTGTGGTCGCTGCCCCCGTACGTCTGGCTGTACCACTGGTGGGGGTGCATCTTGTCGACGCCCCACCCGTGGGCCTTGAGTATCTGCGCGCACACGTCGGCGGCGATCTGGATACCCTTATCGAAATCCGTCTTGTTGGTCGCCTCGCAGATTTCCAATCCGACGCATGTCGAATTGCCGTTGCCTACCTGCCAGCACAGGCGGTTGTCCGGCACGGTGTGGTACGCCTCATTCCAGTCGGACACGTAGTGGACCGCGTAATCATAGCCGCGACTCCACAGGTCGCGGTGGTTCTTGGCGGTCGCCCCCGGGTTCGCCGTGCTGTGGACGGCGAGCATCGTGGGGGCCAACGCGCCATGTCCCTGATTGACGATGTCCTGTTTGATCGTGACCATCATGCTCCTTTCTTGTGATATGAGAAAAGGCCTCGGCGGGATTGCCGTGGCCTTCAGTAGTTTTCCGGGGGTTCGACCGTGTCGTCGCTCATGCGCGACGTGGTGTCGCCCCCGGGCGGGATCGACGGCAGACGGCGGATGTCCTCGATCATCTGCGTACCGGTCCCGTTGCCGCCAATCGAGTGATACGCGGCATACAAGCGTTCGAGGACGTGCTTCTCATTGGGATGCAGCCACCCGTGCCGCATGGCGTTCTCGTGCCGTTCGCGGATACGCAGGTAGGCGAGCTCCTTGACGGCCGTGTTCAACCCTTCCAACTTGCCCGCCAACGTGGATAGGTCGACCTGCGCGTTCAGCTCCTCGATACGCTCGACGAGCTTGTCCACGTCCACGACCGGGTGGCGCCGGTCGTAGCGGTTGAGCATCCAGCTGACGACACCGGACGCGCCGATGCCGGTCGCCAGACCCGCCAACGCGGTCAGCACCTCCACACTCAACAAATTCGTGATGTTCACCTCCCCTCTACTGTTTCGGGAATGACAATCAGCTGATCGGAGTGAGCTGTTCAAACACCGTGTCACGGTTCGTGACCCGGTCGCCGTCGAAATAGTCCACGGGAGGGGTCATGGCGCGCAGGGCGTGCCAGTCGTCGAGCGAGCACAGCAGCAGGTCACGGTAGCGCACCGCGCAGCCCGCGGCCGAATGCGAATACAGGCGCAGGTTGATGTCACCGTCCGCGTCCAGATGGAACGCGCACGCGTACCGGGCCCCCAACTGCTTGTAGGCGATCGACCCGTTCAATCTCCAAGCCGTTTCCGCCGTGGTCACGCACAACACACGCTGGTCATACGAGATGAGCCCGCCCGTGCTACTGCCCTCCAGATACGCAGAAAACACCCAATCGCCGGCAGGCACTGTCATCTGCGTCCACGCGAACGCGTTGGACTCGCTGCCGTCCGACTCAAGACGTATCGAATCGGTTTGTATCTGCGCGGACGCAAGCCCGTTCGCATGCCACACCATGGGCCCCGACGAGTGCGGGAGCGGATTCAATATCAGATTCCGTCGTTCAACCATTACTCACTATCACCTCTCTACGGCTCAGGCCCTTAGGAAGCCCCGGGAACGATGCCGTCACCGTCGAACCATTCGATGTTGTTGTCGACCATGTGCTGGTAATCCTCGTCGCTCATGACGAACAGGCGGCGCACACGCACCGCGTCACCCGCTTTCGGCCCGACCATCAAACGCAACTGGACCGTCGCCGCATCAGACAGCACATTCGCCGGCGTGACAAGCCGGCCGGGCGTGCCGTCCCATTCGGCGCGCTGCATCTCCTGCGTCGGACTGAGCCGAATGAACCGCAGCTCATTGACCGCATAGGCGCCGACCGGCTCGTCGAGCTCCGCACCGAACCGCCAAGCACCCGCCGCCAACTGGATCTGCGCGTACACGTAACAATCATTACCGGTCGTGTTATTCACCAACCGCATCCAGCCGTCATCACTCATGCCGACGCTGATATCCTTACCGGAGCCGACCCTCCACGCCGCCGTGCTCGTCGGTTTCGGATTCGGCCACAGATTATGTAGCTCAGTCATCACCATCACCCTCCGACTGTTGGCGCTGCAATACCTGGACCTGCGCCTGCAGGATCGCGTTGCGCTTGCTCAGGTCGGCGATCTGCTGACACAGCGCGTCGATGACCTGGTTGACATCAATCTCGAGATTGCCCATGGGAATACTCCTCTCTCACTTGAGCTACAAATGTTGTTTCCAGTTCGACGAGCAGGTCGTGCCGGCCGGCCAGCACGCTCTCCTCCGGTATGGCGGCGCTGCGCATGCGCGCCATGCGCGGCTGCGCCACCGGCTCCGGCACCGTGTCAGGATGGTCTGCAAGCGCTTCGTATCGGCTCGACCAGTCGATGGGGTCGGCGCCCGGTTTGGTGTTGTCGATGATCGCGTCGAGCGCCGCATCATAGGAGCCGAGGCCGAGCAACGCCTTCCAGCTCGCCACCGCCTGGTACGGGATGGCGAGCTCGCGTGCGTCGTCGGTCGTGACGAAACAGATCCGCTGCGCGTCGTCGCATGTGATCGTGGTCATAGGTTCGCGTTGCCTCCTGTCGCGATGAGCATGCCGACGACGCAGCGCGCGGCCTGCGAGTTGGGATTCCACCAGTGCAGATCGATCTGCGTGCTCGTGGCCGTCGAGTGCGCGCACGCGGCCGCCAGATTGGATTCGCAGCCGACCACGACGCGGACGGTGCCTTCGGGGAACGGCGTCGGCCACACGTACGTGAAATTCTTCTGCGTCTGTTTTTCGACGTTGCCGTAGTCGACGCGGCAGTGCACGACACGCGGCAGGTCGTCGATACGCCGGTTGTTGACGTAGACGCCAGCCGGGTCGTCGCCGCTGCTGGGGTTGCCGGCCATCGAAATCTCGAACCGTGTCGCGTTCACACTCGTCTTGGTGTAGTAGACGGCGCTTCCGCTCGTGCCAGTGTTGTCGCCGAGCCCGATCTTGCGGCGGAACACGTTAAGCGCTGTGTTGTCGCCGACGGTCAGCGTCCAGCTTTGCGTGTTCTCGTGGCGGGTGCCGGCGCCGGGCACGACCTGGTCGGGAAGCCTGACAAACGCTCCGCTCATATCCCACGCCTGACCGTAATCCGTTTGGAATATGATGTCGGCCAATCCCACGTCATCGCCGGCGTTCATGGCGCCGATGACGATACGACTGCCCGCTCGGGCGGTGCGCAAACCGCCCGTCAGGATGGCGCGGCCCGAACTGCCGTCAAGGTTAATCATCTCCCTTCCGGTGTCATCGTAGGCGACGAGTTCGCTGCCCCGAATCTTCACACCCTTGTCGGCGTCCGGGTAGGTTTGCAGAGTGGCGCCGGTGATCTCGCCATTGGACAGGAACGCGCCCGCCATCATGATGCGTCCCGTGTTGTCGAGCGTAAACGTCACATTCCGGCTCGTGTCATAGGCGACGAGACCGCCCGACGTGAATTTCAGTCCGGTGTTCTCCTCACGCGCCGTCTGCAATACGGGTGCAGTGATGGTCGCGCCCGAGATGTCGCCGCCCGACTGGATCGCACCAGCGAGCGAGAGCACCCACTGTCCGGCCTCGTTTTTCGCGTAGGACAGATGATCGCCGAAAACGATGCCGTCCTCGTTGATGAGGGCAATGATCTGTTTCGAGTCGCCCGTGCCACGATAGAGGGCATATTCGGCCCCCTCGATGTTGCCGCCGCTGATCGCCGGCGTGGACATTCCCGCACCGTTGATGATGACCGAGTTGAAAACCGCCTGGCCGGTGGCAGCGTCGATCGTGACGACCGGCAGGCCCTGCGAGTCCTCGACGAAAAACCCGGAATTGTTGAGCTGGATGCGCTCATTGCTCGTGAGAAACGCGCCGCCCTTGACGATTGCGCCGTCGAAGAAGTCGGCCGTGACGAGGGAGGCGGCGACCGTGCCCGACACGAGCAGATCCTCCGCCGCGAGCAGCAGCGGCACCCACTGAGTACCGTTCCACGTCCAGATGTGCTCGACCTCGTTCGAATAGTCGATGAGCGCCGACACGGAATTGTTGGGTTCTCCGAGCCAGCGCGTCTCGAGATTCGGCGGCGACGTCTGCCACCACTCGTCGGCCGGTTTGAGCAGATCATCCGTCGGCCGTTCAGCCTGCACGAAGCGTTTGTTTTTGCTGTCCGCCGTGGTCTGCGCGCCGACCGCCGCAGCCTCGGCCTTGGTTAGCCTGGCATCGGAATTGGCGAGGTCGATTTCGAGTTTGCGGGCGAGGGCGGTCGCCTCCTGCGCCTGACGCTCCGCGTCCAGCAGCAGCGTCACGTCCTGCACCGAGCAGTCGTCGATGTAGGCGTCGACCGGCGTCGGGAACACGACCGTGGCACGGATCCATTTAACGCCGTCCGTGACGGTGACGGTCTGCTCCGCATGCGTCCACGTGTCACCGGTGTACACGAAATTCGCCGGGTCGGTGAAATCAGCCCACGTCGTGGCGTCCGACACCACATCATCGACGGTGTACTGCAGGCGCAGGCCGCCCTCATCGCCGCCAGCGAGTGCGGTGAGCAGCTTGTACCAGCATCCGAAACGATACGTCTGGCCGACTGTGGCCGCGATTGGCCGCGTGCTCACGATACCCCGCGAGCCGAGCGACCCGTTGAGAGCGGCTCGATGTGAGCCGCTATGCGACCACACGGACTGCTGGATAAAACTCTTGCCGTCGGGGAGGCTCGCCCACCCGTCCTCGCCTGCCTCGAAACCGCCATTGTAGAGCAGTTCGGCGGTCTGCGAGGCGAGCACGTTGGCGAGACGCTGCGCCGAAGCCGCGGCCTCGGCCGCCTCGTCAGCCGTGGCCTTCGTCAGCGCGAACTGCTCGCCGAGCGCTTCCTGCTTGTTCGCGGTCGTCGTGCTGAGCGTGTCCGCTTTCTGCGCGACCTCCTTCGCGTCGTCAGCGGCGTTCTGCGCGGCCTGCGACATCTCGTAGGCGCCGGATTTCGACACCGGCGTCCACGACCACGTGTTATTCGAGTAGTCGACGCGCGTGCACACATAGAGGTTGCTGGCCCGGTCGAGGGCCGGCTCGCTCGTCGTCCAGCCGGCGCCGGGGTTCTGCGCGGTCGGCTGCGACGGCATGGCGGCGGCGAGCCGGTAGTACGTGGTGACGGCAGTGATGCTCACACCGTCCGCACCATTCGCGCCGTCCGCTCCCGGGGCGCCTGCCGGGCCTGCCGGGCCTTCCGGGCCTTGCGCACCCGTATCGCCCTTGTCGCCCTTCGCGCCCGCTTCGCCCTGAGGGCCCTGCGGGCCGGTCGCACCCGTGGCGCCGGTCGCACCGGTCTCGCCCTGCGGCCCCTGAGGGCCCTGCGCGCCGACAGCTCCCGGCACGCCCTGATCGCCTGTGACGGGAGCGGCCGCCGAATACTCAACGCGATTGTCCCCGTACGTGATCTTGGTGCGCATCCACACGGTCGCGCCGGCCGGCCTCGTCACGTTCGCCGTCGTCCACCCGCTCGTCGGCGCGCTCGTAGCGCTGCCAATCGCGTACTCGATGACGCTGCCGACGATTGTTTTGGCCGCGGTATCGCCGGCGAGATCCTTGGCCGCCTGAGCCGTGGACTCCGCACGCGACGCCGCCGATGACGCGTTGGCCGCGTCCGTCTTGACTTTTTCGACGTCCTTCGCCGTCTGCTCCTGCGACGACTCGACACTGTCGATGCGCGACGCGGCCGCGACGAGATCCGATTTGACCGACGCCACATCCGTGCTCATATCCGCGTAGTCGCCCTTGAGCTGCTCCGTGTCGGCCTTGATCGCGGCTGCAGCCTCCTGGGCGGCCTTGTCGCCCTCGGCGCGCAGATACGCCTCCTGCTCGAGGCTCTCACGGTTCGACTCAATCTGCTGCTGCGCCTCATTGATCGTCTGATTGACGATTGTGATCTGCGCGGCCGTGTCCGCCGACGCCGCGCCGAGAATCTCATTGGCTTTGGCGTCGAGCTCCTCCTGGCTTATCCCCTCCCATAGCGGCGACTGGGTCTCGGTGGCCGGGTCGTAGCGGCTGATGCCCGCGTCGGCGGTGTCGCCGATGAGCACGCCGGTGCCCGCGCCGTCGGGGATGTAGATGTTGGCGGCCTTGCGGGTCTGCGCGGATTGTGCGGTACGCAGCGCGGTCTGGGCTACGCGCATGGCGAGCGTGTCCGGGTCGAGATTGATCTGCAAATGCTGCGCCATGCGTGCTCCTCATCTAGATGCTGACGTCCTCCATCACGTCGAACGTCAATGAGATTTCGTTGGTGTCGTCGCCGCTCATGCGCATCAGCCGCGTATGATACGTGCCGTCCGGCAACGGCGCATAATTTCGGATGTTGAGGTCGACGCGTTCTCCCGGCCAGATGTCGCCGAGCGGGAATATCTGCGAGCCGGCCATGTCGGTATCGGCCGCATACACGGATGCCGTGATCTGCATCAACGGCGTACCGTTCGCCGCGAGCACGCCCTGCGCATGCTGTTTGAGCACCGACAGGTTATCCGTGTCGCTGTCGGAATAGGTCGTCTCGCTCAATGGCCAGTTCACGCCCGCCCTGCTCAGAAGTGTCAGGTCCTCGGCGAGTGCGGTGATCTGCGCGGCGTCCGTGCCCGCGCCGGACGCGTAGACGCGGTGCACCGCGCCCAGATGGTCGACGGTAAGGTCGTCCAGACTGCCGGCGGGCGGATCATACGTGAGTGAGTGCAGTTCGCGCTGACCGAGGTAGATTTCGCTGTCCGACCCGGCCAGAAACGCGAACCGCACATGCCCCTGGTCCGGCAGGTACGGGCGGAACTGCATGTCGGGGCCATTGAGGATGTTCGACAGGTTGGTGAGCAGTTTCTGGCCGGAATTGTTTTGGATGTCCCACGCGGAGTATTCGCGTGTGCGCGACCCTTTTTCGCCGCGGTAGGTCCAGTCGATGGGCAATGCGCCGGACGGTTTCGCATCCGTGCACAGGTAGCCGATTTCGGAGGCGATGCCACGATACGAGAGGTTGGTCAACCGTATCGTGTCGGGGCTTGTGCCGTTTTTACCCGTCCCGTACGCGCCCTCACGCACGAGGTAGCGGCGTTCGAGCATGCCCATCGGTGACGTGAGACTGAAACTTGTATCATATGCGGTGTCGGTGCGCATGCCGATAGCGGCGGCGACGACCGGTTTGCCAAGCAGCCCCATGTCGACGTCGTGCTGGCTCGCCCATGCGAGCAGCAGCCCGTACCGGTCGGGTGTCAGGATGCGGCGTTTGGCCTGCATCGTCTCGCCCGGCACCGCGCTCCAGGGCACCGTCACGCCGTTCATGTCGAGGTCGCCGACGCCTTTGTCCTTGAGCGTGGCGAGCGACGAATCCGACACGTCCACGCTCCACGCGAATTTCGGCAAGTCGATCGGTGCATGGATGACGCCCGTCATGGTTTCGAATATCCAGCTGCGCCACACCATGCACGATCTCCTTCATTGTTATTTGGCTACGCCCTCGTCCTTGATGCCCAGTTTGACGCCGGGCCATGCTCCGTTGTAATGGATGCTCGCGTTGACGCCGTAACCCACATAGAGTTTGAGGCTCACCGTGTGCACGCCGCGGCCGCAGAAAACGTTGACACGGTACTGGAACGTCTCCCACGCGCCGCGGAAACAGTAATTGAAATAATCACCCACCGCGGCGCCGTCGATGTAGAGCTGGCCGCGTACCTCGGAGGCCTTGCTCAGGTCGCCGGCGCCCCCCGCTCCCGCGGCGGACGCGCAGATCGTGACCACGCATTCGAGGTTGCGGTCGGTCGGCAGGTTGATCTGGGTGCGGCAGAACTCGGTCGTCTTCGTGCCGAGCGTCATATCCTGTTTGAGCTGCGAACCGGCGACGTAGCCCATCGCGACACCGTACGGCGTCGCGTAGTCGATCTCGTCGACACGCCTCGCTGACGCGAGGCTTGTGGAGTTTGCGGGCACCTGCATGTAGGAGAGGACGGTCACGCCCGCCGGCGGCTCGGGCTTGACCGGCGACGCGGCCGGCGTACCCGACGTCACCCCGATTATGACGAGATTATCGCCGTCCTTGAGCTCCTTTTCGTTGTGGGCCTGCAGCCAGATGCAGTCGATGCGTGGATTCGATGACTGGTTCGCCTCGACCTCGGGCGTCACGCCGCCCGCCCAGTACGCCTCCATCACGCCGTCCGCGTCCGTACGCGAGGTGATGGCGACTCCCTCGGCGACCTGATACATGAGCGTATCCGACCCGGCCACGCCCAGTCCGCGCACGATGCCCGTCGACGCCCATCGGGCCTGCAGCAGTTTGCGATGCGCATGCGCGGAGCAGCCCTGCCATCCGCCGTCAGGCGTGCGGACTGCGCTCACGCCGAGTGCAGTAGTGTCTACCATGAGAATTCTCCTTAAATATAGGTGTCACACACTTCGCAGTCGACCCATCCGTCGCCGATTGTGCGCAGCAGCACGCCTACGCTGCCCTGCGGGGGCACCGTGGGGAAACCGCGCGCGGTGAGCGTCTCGGACACGTCGACGCCGTTGACGCTCGCGGTGCGGGTGCGCGAGTCGAGGATGAGCGGACTGCCCGCGTACACCGGCAACGCGCACCGCAATCGCAGGCCGGTGCCGGGGAATTCGAGGTCGACGCCGTCGGGCATCGGCCCGTACACGCGGAACACCGGATATGCTCTCGACGAGCCGTCGTTGGTCAGCACACCCGTATTCGACGGCGCCGCATCGGTGTCGTCGAGCATGTAGGCGAGCGGATAATGCAACCCCTCGTCACCCTCGAGCGTCTCGAACAGCACGCTCGGGCTGTTGTTGGGGTCGCCCGTCCATCGCGTCGCGAGAAAATCCGGCTGCGGATAGTAGGACAGGCCACCCGACCCATACTCCATATTGGCGCATTGCACCTGGCATCCATGCACGACGCTCGACAGCAGCTCGGGACGGGGACAGACGATGACCACCTGTCCCGTCAGGTACTGCCAGTTGATATTCTGCGCGGTCTGCTCGGTGTCGATGCTATCGACGTAGCCAGTGCAGGACAGGTCATGCTCACCGTCCTGCACGCGCACCGTGACCATGCGATGCACGAACATGCGCAGCCGCGCCTGCAGGTCGAGGACCTGCTCGCGATCATGCGCCGTGTCGGCGAGCAGACGATACTCGATTGTCACCGTCCTCGCCGAGTAGAGGATCTGCGCGTCCTGCACATCATGCGCCCCATCCCCCGCCAACCGCTCGGTCAGGTCGACCTTGGCGGTCGGTGTGCCGAGCCAGCCCGACAGGCCACGCAGGACCATGCCCCGCGCGGCCGCCGAACCATCCAGCACGGCATCCGGGATTCCGGGCGCGCTCAACGTGACCACACTCACCGTGTCACCTCCTAGATTCGTCCGGCCATCAGGCTGCGCGTATCCATCCGAAGCCGCGCAGCCGTCAGCTCGGCCTGCACATACGGCGAACCACTCGACGCGAAATTATTCGTAATCGACTGGTTGAACAGCAACTTCGACCGTTCGAACTGCTGCGCCTGCACATACGGGGCCGCCGGCGTCGCCGTAATCGCGCCGCCGTTCGCGAACGCACCCACCGGCGCATACACGCTGGCTCCGCGGTTGAGCGCCTCCAACAGCGGCCTGTTCTTGCGCGTCGCGGCTGCGGTCATCATGAACTCGCCAGCGGACGCCCAGATCGGCACACTGTCCGATGTGCCCGTGCCAGGACCGACAATCAGACCGCCGCCGGCCTTCTGGGCCGCGAACAGGTGCGTGCCGCTACCGGATTTGACGCCCTGCTCGATGGTCTGCCGCATCTCGGTGATCGTATAGGTCTTGTTCGAGATCTGCATCGCATCGAGCCGTGATACGCGGTCGATGTTCAGCTGCGCCGTGCCATTGTCCGACACGGTGAAATACTTGTCCAAAACCTTCTTATTGTTCACCGCGTTGACGGCTTTGAGCGCATGCCCGTTGTCGCCCTTGATCACGCCGGTCTTCGTGTCGATTTTCCACCCGTTCGCCTTGCACACGGACGCCCAATACTTCGAGTTGTCGCCCTTGAGTTCGCCGGTCTTCGAATCGAGCGTCGCGCCGTTCGCGAGCGCCAGTATAGCGTCATACTGGCTCTTGTCCGCGGTGATCTGGCCGGTTTTCGGGTCGATTTTCGCGCCGACGACCTCCGCGATCTGATTCATCGCCGGCTGATTATTACCGTAGATGAGCACGTTGCCGTTCGGCAGTGACGTGGTCTTCGACGCAAGCTCTCCCAATTTCGACTGCGCCGCTTCGACGTTCATGTCGATCGTCGGCGCGGCGGTCGTGTTGTCGAGGTCCTTGATGGCGTCAGTGAGCTGCTTGGCGGCGTCCTTGCCCAAACCAGACGCCGCCGCCATCTTCTCCGCCTCCTCGGCGGATGCGCCCATCTGCTGCGCATACTGGACGAAACGGTCATGCGCCTCGTTCAACGTGCCGTTGATATCCTCAATACTGCGACCGTTTTTGGCCTGCGCCTCGGCAGCCTTGACCGCCGAACTGGCGAGGTCGTTGAGCGCTTTGCGGTTTGCGATGCCTTTTTCGGTATAGGTGTCGAGCGTGGCGCCGTTTTCCTTGACGGCTTTTTGCACGTCGAGGTAGCCGCTGCGCAGGTCGAGCAGCGCATCCGTCTCCGAGCGTGCGAAACCATAGTAGGTGTCGAGTGCGGAGATGACCTCGGAGAGGGCGGAGGCGAGTTCGTTGACGCCGTCGGTGGTGGCGCCGAACTGGTCGGCGAGGATCTGGTCGGCGTCAGCCGCTTTGCCGGTCGCCGCAGCATACTCGCCCGTCGCATCGGCTCCTTCGAGCAGCGCGGCGGTCTTCTGACGTGCGGCCTCCTGCGCGGCCTCCTCCTGAGCCTGCGTATTCTCGAGCGCCCTCTGGTAGTTGCCCTGCTGCTCGCTCATCGCCTCGAGCACGACATTGCCTGACGAGTCCCACCACTGATCCCACAGATTCAACGAGTAATACCAGTCGTTGACCTTGGTGACGATCTCATCATAGGCCGCCTGGTCGCCCGTGATCGCGTCAATGAACTGCTGGTGTTTGATGCCGACCTTGTCGACCGCATCCCACACCGAATCAAACCCGTTTTTGAGCTTGTTGAAAAATCCCTCAGTGTACATCGAGCTTTCGGACTTCGACAATGCGTCCTCGAAATACTCGGCCGCCGAGGCGCCGTTTTTCAGGCTCGCGGAGAGGTCGTCGACGCGTTCCTTGGCACGCTGATGCTGCTGGATGAGGTCGCCCAGGACGAGTGCGCCGGCGGTGATTGCCATGCCCCACGGGCCGCCGAGCATGTCGATGACCGCGCCGCCGGCGGATTTCAGGCCACCCATGACGCCCTGCGCGCGGCCCATCGTGGTGCCGAACGTGTTGATCTGCTCCTCCGGCGCCATGAACGCGCCGCGGATCATCTGCAATCCGCTCTGCAGATCACCGCTCGCGGCCTTGACGCGCTGGATCGGGTCGACGACCAGACCCATCGTGCGGCCGAATGTTGACGTGCTGCTAGATAGGTGGCCGAAAACCTTGTGTAGGCCGGCGGCGGCGCCGACGACCAGCCCGAACGCGACGACGCCCTGCTGCACGCCGGACGGCAGGTCGGCGAACGCGTCGATGATGTCGGTGATGGTCTGCACGATCGGGCGCAGGATACCGTCACCGGCCTCGCCGATGCGGATGAGCGACGTCTCGACCGCGCCGCCGAGCTGCTCGAGATCGCCTTTGAGATTGTCGGTCTTTTTCGCGGCGAGTTCGGATGCGTAGCCGGATTCGGAGACGGCGTCCGTCCAGTCGCGCACGGCCTGCTCGCCGCCCGCATACAGGTAGTTCGCGGCGCGGATCGCATAGCTGCCGAACATGGTCGCGTTGGCCTGATTGCGCTGCTCCTGCGTCAAATCAGCTTCGGCTTTCTGCAGCTGGCCGGCGAAATTCGCCATGCCGACGAAATTACCGCCGGCGTCGTAGGCTGCGATGCCGAGCTCATCCATCATCTCCTGAGCGTCCTTCGTCGGCGACGCGAGCTTCATCAGCATCGAATTGAGCTGCGTGCCGGCCTCCGCACCGACCAGACCGTTCTCAGCGAACAGGGCGAGCGTGCCGACGGTCTCCTCCATCGACATGCCGAACGCGTACGCCTGCGCGCCGCAGTTGTTGAGCGCCTCGCCAAAATCGGACACCTCGCCCAGCGCCTTGCCCGCACCGGCCGCGAGCGCGTCCGCCACGTCGACCGCGCGGGTGCCTTCGAGATGGAACATGGAGAGTGCGGACGACATGTATTCTGCGGCCTGGGCGACTTCCATGCCGTCGGAGGCGGCGAGGTCGAGTGCGCCGGTCAGGCCGCCGGCGAGGATGTCCGTCACGCTCATGCCGGCTTTGCCGAGTTCGTTGATGGCCTGCGCGGACTCGGTCGCGGAATACACGGTGCTTTTGCCGGCGTCGAGCGCCGCGTCACGCAGCAGCTGCATCTGGTCGCCGGTCGTGTCCACGTTGGCGTTGACCTCGCTCATGGCGGCGTCGAAATCCGCGAAGCTTTTCACCGCGGCCACGCCGATCGCGGCGGAAACGAGACCTACAGCCGTGCCGACTTTCGTGAATCCGGCTTCGAATTTCTCGCCGCTGGTCATGGGCCGTTCGAGCGCCGTGCCGAACTCGGTCGCCGACTGGGAGGCGGCCTTCATTTTCGCCGTGTAGTTGGAGGTGTCGGCGCTGATGCGCACCATGATGTTTTCGTTCAACGCCATACGGGGCACCTCCGATTTGTCTACTGTTCTCGTGTTATGAGTTTCGTTGTCTGCGAGTGCGGGTTTTTCACCACACCGCTTTCGGTGTAGCGGCGCATGGCCTTCTCGCGCAGTTCGGTGACGAAACAGATCTCCACCTGGCCGCCCGCAAATGTGCGGCGGACCGCGTCCTCGTCGTGGCAGAAACGGATGTCGAGGCCGCACAACGGACAGGTGACATTCGTCTCGTAGGCGTGCAGTGCGCGCATCCAGTCCTGTTCGGTCTCGTCCCATTCGACCTCATCACCGGGGGACGGTGTCCAGCCGGTGAATCGTTTGTAGCTGATGCCGAGGCTGCGGGCGCAGGTGAGGTCCGTGACGAGGTCGGGGCGCGTCGCCAACGCGTGCGCGAGGCGGTCTACTCGCGCAGCGCTTTTGGGACCGCGACCTGAGGCGTGTTGAGCCGCTGCACGGTGGAGATGAGCTCGACCGTCTGCGTGTCCACGACCATGCCGAGCAGCGCCGGCACATCCGCATGCGGGTCGAACTCGACCGGTTCGCCCGCCTGCTCGACCTTGATGATCATGTCGGGCAGCGCGTCCGTGAGCATGCCCGCCACGTCGCTCGACTGACGGCCCGTCTTCGGGTCCGTGGTCACGTTCGCGGCGACGATCTGGTTCCACTGCGACGAGCCGAGCCCTCGCAGCGTGAACGTCACCGTCGACGCGTCGACCGCCTTGAGCAGCGTCTTCAATTCGCGGCGTAGCCTGTCGGCGCTCTTTTTGGCGGCGCAGATCTCCGCGTCCGTCATGCCGGCCGTGTCCGGTGTGGCCTCGTCGATGCTTTTTTTGAGGCCGATCGCCTGCGTGAGCGTGTCGAGGTCGGTGACGATGTCCACCGTCGCGGTCGGTCGTTTGATATCAAACATGATGTGTCCCCTAATGTCTTGTTGGTTGGTTGTCCCCGAAATGTGGGTTCGTCCGGCGGGCGGGGACCTACCCGCCGGACGAAGATTCATGGGGCCGCTCAGCTGCCGGCGACGATCTTCACGTCCTCGTCCTGCGAGCCCGGGTCCGCAGAGAAGCTGATCGTCGACATCTGACGCTGGTTAGGCGCGTGCGCGACCGGCGTCTTGATGCCGATGGTGACCTTGTGCACGGCGACGGTCTGGTCGGCCGCGAAATCCTCATCCGTCGGCAGGCCACGACGACGCACGATGTACCCGGTCTTGCCTCGCGTGAGCATCTCGACCGCCGCATTGTCGGCGCCCTCGACGTTCGTGTTGTCGATGACCTGCATCGTCCCGCCGTCGAACTTGTCCTGTCCTGGGATCTGGCCGACGGTCGCGGACCCCTCGCGGTCGTCGTCGATCATCTCCTGCGTATGGTTGAGCTGGTAGCCGTCGCCCGCCAGGTAATAGGACAGGTCGACGACGCCAGCGCCCTTGAGCTCGCTGACCTTCGGCGCCTTGATATCCGCGATGTTCGGTACGAACACCGTCTTGAGCATGCCGTCCTCGAGACTCGTCGAGATTGTGTTAGGCATGATTTTTCCTCCTCAATTGAATTGAGCCTCCCCGACCGGGGAGGCGATGATGCTTGGATTAGGCCGCCCAGTTGACGCGGAACCTCAGTACACGCATCAGGTACGGCAGGTTGGTGGTCGTCGAGACGAGCTCGGACGGGTAGACGCCGGAATCCACATCCAATACGATGCGGCCGAACGGGCGGCCCGGCCACGCGCCGTGCAGCGTGCGGCACAGTTTGTCGCAGATGACGCCGATGCCGTCGGCCGTGTCGCCCACGACGCGGATCTCCAACGTGGCGAGCCGCGTCGTCACCGCGAGCGCCTCGGTGTCGAGTTGGCCGTCCTGCACGAATTTGATGATGATCCACGGCGGATGCGCGCTCGACTGCGCGACATCCTCGAACCGCTTCCAGCCGGGTGTGGCCGGCACCATGTCGAGGATGCGACGCCGCGCCTCGATATGCGTCAAACCGCTCATAAGCCCATCGCCGCCTTCCGCAGCTCGCGCACAAGGTTCGGGAACTCGGCGCGCGCATGCCGGTAGAAATCGTGGGTGCCGCCGCCTTTGGCGGTGCCGAAAAACGCGAGGTTCGCGAGATCTCCGGCACCGCCGTCCGCGGGCGCGATGTCCGCCTCGATAACGGCGCCGCGGTCATGCATGTCGTAATTGATGGGGATGCGCCTGAACGCCGCGTTGCCCGAGCTCGTGAGGTCGGCGCGCGTCTCGTTCTTGACGTTCTGCGCGCCCTTCTTCACGATCATCGCGATTTTGAGGTGCTTTTTCTCGGGCGCGGCGGCGAGTTTCGCCGCGAACGCCTTGACCTCGCTCGTGTCCACTATCACGGTTGCACTCCTCCCTGCGTGACATCGAGCACGCTTGGTGAATTGTCGGGCTCGTCGGTCCATCGTGTGCGCAGCACCGGCATGGCTGGCGGCGACTCTTCACTGGAGTCGTCGTCGGGGATCTGCTGCACATTCCACCTGCGCGCGGTCGCATACGTTTTCTCGGATTGCAGGTTGATGAGGCGCAGGCGCGCGCCGGCGAGGGCCGTGTCGCGCGAACCCGTCACCACCGCGATATCACCCGACCGCGCCCCGGCCACACTGATAGGTAGGTCCAACCTAAGCGTCCAGACGGGGACGACGCCGCCGAGATTCGACGTGTCGCCCGTCGCGGACGCGGACGACTGCTGCGCCACACCGCCATACGTCTGCAGTTTCGCCGGCCCCTCATACACCGTTGTGGATTCGGGCGTGGACAGTCCGGTCTCCGCATCCACGAGGACACGGCCCGTCATGCGCTCGATACGCACCGTATCGCACATGAGCTGCTCGGCCCGGCGTCGCGCCCGGTCGAGCACTGATGTCACGGCGCTCACCATTGGTCACGCCTCCCCGCCGGCACGATCGTGAACGCGCCAGTCGCGACGGTGGCCGTGGTGTTCGGCGCGATCAGTTCCCATTCGGTGTCGAGGATGACGATGCCAGGCTGCGCATTGCGTAGACCCTGCGTCTCCTGATAGTCGTCGATGCTCGTGCTGCGCGACGTGACGCCCTCGGGGTTGAGCGCGTAGCGTGAGACGGCCATCGCCTCGACCATGTCCACCGCATCCGAGCTGATGCGCCCATCGGCGATGAGCGCATCGAGGTTCGGATAGCGGCGGCGGATGAGCATTTCGGCGTATTCGATCCAGCGCGTCATCTGCCGCACCTCGAGCGGGTCGGTGACGTCACGCTGCAGCAGCTCGCCGACCTGGGCAACGCTGGCCGTCATGATGCCTCCTAGGCCGCGTCCGCGCCAGTGATGACGCAGAACTTGGACTTGTCGCGCACGATGAAACCGACCTCGGTCTCAACGAGGAACGCGAGCATGTTGCGCTGCCACAGGTTGATCGTCTGCGAACCCTTCTTAATGGTCGCCTGATCGGACATCTTGATACGAATGCCCTGCACCGTTCCGTAGAACGCGTTGCGCCAGTCGCCGGCGATGCCGAGCACCTCCGGAGCGGCCTTGACGGCGGAGTCGCCGCTGCCGGAGGCCTTGACGGCCTCCTTGTAGCCCCACGGGGACTTGATCATGCGGGCGCCGAAAATCGAGCCGAGCTCGGTGCTGTTGACGCCCGGCGTCATGAGCGGACGGCCGTTCGTGTCCGTCGCCGTGAGGAACTTCGACAGGCCCTGATTAGTGATGGCGACACCGTTGAGGTCGCCGTCATGCTCGAGGACGGTCGTCGCGATCTTAATGAAATCCTTATAGGTGCCGCCCTTGATGCTCACGACCTGCGCGTCGGCGAGCGTGTCCACGCCGTCCGTGCCCGGCAGCGCGATCGTTCCCGCCAGGAACGTCTTGTCGATCGCCTGCGCGATCGCCTCGGACGCCTGCGCCTGAATCGCGGTCCACAGGTTCGCCGCGTCACGCGCGAACTCCTCGGACACGGTGATAATCTGCGCGAGCTTGTGCGGGATCATCGTCTTCGAGCCGAACGTCGGGTCGACGACCGGTTTCTCGGCAGTCTCCTCGACCCATTCGGCGGCGGTCGGCGCGTTGAGCGTCTGCCACTTGACGCCCTTGCCCGGCAGGTTCACGCGCGACGCGAGCTGCGTCAACGCGGACTGCTTGATGGATTCGGTCCAGATCTCGCTGGACATCTCCGGCGTGAGCATCAGCCCATTAGTGAGGCGGCTCACGTCGAGTGCAGTGCTGGTCATATTGACCCTCCTTAACGATTGATTGCGGAACTCACCATGTTCGCGAACGCGAGCGCGTTCATGTCATGGGCGTTCTGCGGGGTTGATTTCACATGGTTCGAGAACCTGAACGGGTCCTCACCGCCCTGCGAGGCAGGTTCTGCGGCGAGTTCGGGGCAGTCCTTGAGCAGCTTGTCGATGGCTGCAACGAGCTGCTCGTCGGTCATGTCCTCGCTCACATCGGCGAGTTTGAGCGCGAGTGTCGGCGTTTTGAGTTTGCCGCTTGCGGCGTCGGTGACGCGACGGTCGAACTGTGCGGCCTTCATCTTCGCGTTCTCCGCCTCGAGCGCCTGCAATCGCTGCTCGAACGTCTGCTGCGCCGCCTTTGCAGCCTGTTCGGCGGCCTTGCGGGCGGCGCGTTCGGCGCGCAACGCCTTGAGACCGCCCTCGCCCAGCTGATCGTCGGACTGCTGAGCGTCGTCGTGACGCTCCTCGCTCTGCGGCGGCTCCTCCGTCGTGGCCGGCTCGGTCGCCGTCGTCTGCACGTCGTCGTTCTGAGTCTCGTTGTCCATGTGCGTGTGTTCCTTCTCCGTCCCATCGCGGGGCGGCTCGGTTGGTTGTGTTTGTTCGCGCCGTCGGGGCGTCATGCTGACCGACGGCAAAAAATTTTCAGAGGATCCACCCGTATTTGTAGAGCAGTTCCTGCGGGTCTCGGCCGGTGCGGGCGCACGAGGCGTATATCGTCTCCGGCATGAGGCGCGGACGGTCGACGCGCGTGTAGCGGCCGCCGAGCTTCGTGTAGTCGTTCGCATAGCCGCTGCTGATCATGCGTGAGGATGCGAAACCGCGTTTCGTCGTGCCCTCGAGCGTGTATTTGATGCGACGGCCGCCCCACTGCGCAGTGCTCACTGCCCCCTTGCGCCTGTAGGCGTTGACGAGCTGGTTCAGATCGGCCCCATCTTTATAGGCGCGCGCGTTCGCTTTGCTGCCCAGGACGCGGGCGAGTTCGTCGTCGGAGAGCGTCTCCAGATACAGGTCGGGCTGCGTGTACGCCTCGGACGGGGCATCGCGGGCCCAGATGAACGTGCAGTCGCAGTTCGGATGCCGCTCGAACCCGCCGGTGGCGGTGCCTGCGAGGATGACGCATCGTGCGCAGCTCGGCGGGTTCAATACGCGCACCGGCGTCGCCTCAACATTGCACGCTTTCGCGGCGACCATGCTCGCCGAGCGTTGCGTGTCCGCGACGCAGGTGCGCGCCATCGTCACCAGTTCGGAACGGACGCGACGCAACGCCACGTCCATGTCGAGGCCCGCGTCGAGCGCGCGTCTGCCGGTGTCGCCGGCGTCCATGAGGATCGCGCCGACCGGCTGCCCGTTGCCGTTCCATCCGAGCCACGCGGCCGCGTCCGGCAGATAGTGCGGCGTGTAGGTGCGCTCGTCGATGATCTCCATGATGGGGCGCGTCAGGTCGAGCGCGTCACGCACCGTCACCGCCTGCACGCCGCGCACGGCGGCCACGATCTGCGGCACCGCCGCCCGCAGCAGCCCGTCGACGTCGTCGGCGTCGGCACGGTTGCAGATGCGGTTAATCAGCGTGACGAGACGGTTCGACCTGCGGCGCAGGTCGCGACCCTGACGACGCTGCAACGGAGTCAATACCTGTCCGTACATCGTCGCCCTCCTCACCTAACGGTTTGAGCATCGGCTCACCCATCCACGCCGACTCCTCATCGGCCAGCAGCCGCTTCGCGCGTTCGATTTTGTCCGGACCCCAACCGAGCTCCTCCCACGCCATCTCACGCGGCAGCAGGCTACGGCCGTTCGCGTCGGCCGCGGCGTACAGTTTCGTGACCGCATCCGCCCGCTGCGCCGTCGTCGGCGTGCCCGCGTCATACCAGAGCGCCTGCGCGGCATCGAGTTCGCCATGGTCGTCGATGTCGCTCATCATGACCGCGATACGGCACGTCTGCACGGCCTGATCGCCGAGCGCACGCTGATCGCGCTCAATCGATTTGACCAGTTTCGCCTCACGGCTCCTGATCGCATCGGCCGAGGCGGCGTCGTCGGCGGCCAGGCCGAAATAGTTCGGCGGCAGGCCGGTCACGCCCGAGCATAGGCGGGCGTAGACGCCGACCATCCGCTCGAAATTCTCCATGCTCGACGACGAGAACTCAAACGTTTTCGCGTTCTCGTTCACGAGCGCCCAGATGCGGCCGAAATACGCCTCCCATGTGGTCAGCCGCTCGCCAGTCTCCGGGTCGACGAAATCACCATTGGTGACGCCGGCGATGACGCGCTGCGGCACCGCGTGCGTCTCCTGCGCCAGCTGCGCGTTCGAGATGTCGCGCGCGCACGCGTCGGTGATGTCGATGACGTCGCTCAGGCAGCTCGTGCCGCGCAGACGCGGCCAACCCGCGTGCAGCGGGATGCTCGTACGCGGATTGCGATAGGCGGGGATGACGGGGATGACGCCGCCAACGGTCGGATACTGGTTGACGACACGCAACTGCGCATCCAACACATACGTAGCGGCGCGCGTCCAATACATGTAGCCGACCGGCTGATACGGATTCACGCCGTCCACGTCGCGATACCAGCGCAACGCGGCGTCGATCTGCCCGCTCATCACATCCCTATGACAGATGATGTCCATCGGCGACACGTTCTCGACGCGCACATCATCACCGATGCGAGTGACGACCTTGAAACTACGCCCGTAGATCTCGAAATCCAGATAGGACGACTGATCCTCGGCCAGTCCGCTCGACTGCCACCACTCCCACAACAGGCGCGCCAACTCGCTGTTGCCCCCGACGCGGAATCCCTTCATGTCGAGGCGGTCGACGCGCGCCTCGGCGACGACGCGAGGCCAGTTCACGATGACCGTGAAATGCTCGAGCTCAGGCGGGATGGCGAGTCCGAGCTGTTTGAGCCGCTGCGCACCGTCGAAATACCGATCATACCGGTCGAACGTCGGCAACGCGGCCTGCAGCTGCCTCAGCAGCTCACCGCACATATCCTCGATTCCAGCCATACACACTCCCTATCGGAACACGAACACCTTGCGCGCCAACGATTTGCCGTCCCAGCCGAGCGCACGCATGTCGGACGCCGCCTCATGCGCCAAAATATCGGCCATCGCGATATCGATCTTCTGGTTTTCGCTCGGTTTGCCGAGCACGTATTTGTCGCCGGGCTTAGCGACCTTGCGGGCGGCCATCATATGCAGTTTCGCGGTCTGGTCGATGCTGTGCGTCGTGCTGCAGTCCGCCGTGTCCTCGAGCATCCTGACGAGCGCGTCGTACATGCGTCCGACACGGTTCGTCGGCCAACCGACCACCGTATCCTCGCCGTAGCGCAGCGCCCACTCATCGATCTGCGACTCCCACGGATGCGGATCGCAGTAAAACCGATTGATTGTGTAGTGCTCGAACAGCTCACTAACGGCGGCGTCGACCTCGAACCGCGGGATACGGCCCTCCCACTCTGCCGGGTTCCAAAACGTCGGACGTTTATCAGGCCCATAGGTCGGCGTGAACCGCCAACCGTCCGCCGTCTCCGCACGCAACGCCGTCCAGTCGCCCGTCTGCGAACCATCGAAACCCAGACACAATTCGGTGCCCTCCGCGGGCAGCGCGCGATCCTCCTCGGCCGAGTCATACAGCGCCTCGGGCATGTAGGAGCCGAGGCCCTGCACCAACTCGCAGCCGAAAAAACGACGCGCCTGCGTCGGATCACGCTGCAACAGCTCCTCGCACATCGCCTCAATCTGCTCGATCTGAATCCACGTCGAACCGCGGTACACAAACTCGAGAATCTTGCGCCGGTCCTCGGCATCCATGAAATCCAGAGACGGGTCATGGCGAGGGAAATACCTCATGATGTCGCTCACGCGGCTCTCGTAGGTCGCCTGCCCAAACGAGGCGTCCATCGGGTCCCACGGGTTCGTGAGCTCGAGTACACGGCCGTCCATGCCGGCGGTGCCACGCGCAACCGTGTCCGCGACCTCAAACATTCCCGACCGCTTCGTATACACGCCGGATTCGTCCATGATCGCGAAATTAACCGGATTGCCCAGCTTCGACTTCGCGGACGACGTCACCGGGTCGATACGGCCGCCATTAGGCAGACGAATGAAGCCCTCGCGAACCTTCATCAGGTCGTCGAGGCGGCCGTTGCGGATCATGGTCTGCAACGGACGGTACACGTTCGCGGTCTGCTCCTCGCTCGTGGCGAGCAGCTGGATGAGCGCGGTACGGCGGGGCATGCCCATCGGCTCCCCCGGACGATACTCATACTCGAATTCACACGAGCAGCCCCAGTCGGAGCAGCGGAACCGCTCACCGCCGGCGGCCCAGCCGCAGAACACGCACGGGCCGACCGCCTCGAAACACGCCACCGCCGCACCAAACGGCGACTTACCGAGCTTCTGGCCGCCAACGATCTGCCCGCGACGCCATTTAAACGCCGAACCGAGCGCCGGACGCGCCGGGTTGAACTCGAGTCCGTCCTTGACCGTGTAGAAATCGACCGCGTTCCGCAGCTGCCAGCCGGTCAGGCGAAACGGCCGGTTCAGGTCGTAGCCGGCGGGCACCACGCAATGCGCCGTGATCCACGACGCCAGGAGAAACCCGAGGCTCTTCGGCGGCTCCTTCCGCCCCTGCTCGCTCATTGCAGCGACTCCCACTCGTCACGCGGATCGGGGAACGGGATCACCTTGCCCGATGAGCCTGACGACGTGACGCCTGGCTTCGGCTCCGGTGCGACGTCGGCGTCGTCGACGATGATCCACCCGTTGAGCTTCAATCCCTGCGGCGTCAGGCCCAACGTGTCCGCATACCGCTGCAATGTGGTGCGGTCCGCGCTTTTCGCCTCCGGCGTCTCGCACAACCGCACCTGACGACAATACAATGCGACCGTCAGCTCCAGATAGCGGTTCTGCGGCATATGCCACGCAACCGCCTGCGGCAGCTTCCACAGCTGGCGCCACAGTTCCTGCTCGCGCCTCGCCCACTCGGCCGTCGCCTCGTCGTCACGCACGAGCATCACCGCGTCACCATCCCTGACCGGACGCCGCACCTCATACTCCGCGAGCGGGAATTTCTTCGGACGGTATTTGTAACCGCTCGCCGGCAGACGGATAAGCCCCGCGGGAATGCCTCTCCGCTCGGAACGATCCGAATTCGGGTCCGGCGGCGGACCGGAACGAGACCTCGCCCCACCCCATCCAGCCATAAAACCACCTCACCAAACGATAATTGAAAAACACATTGATGCCACGCCGGCAACATCTTGAACCCTCCGCACTTGCGAGTCCCCTCACCGGCGGTGCCGAGCCGAACCCTTCAGGGATAACCCCGTAGGGGGTACCCGGCCTCAAAAAATACGCGAACACGATTTAAAAAATAAAATCATCAATCATGTTCGCTGTTGTCGTCGCTGACGGCCGACGCGACAAAACGAAACGAAAAATTTTCAGCAAACCCATCGACGTCGCGCTCTCCCGCGCGCGACGACAGCATGAAGCGACGACGGAACGCGACGAACACAGCGCCCGACTCGCCGACGCTTGTTCATTCATCGATCACAATCGCGACCAATGCTCGCGCATGCGATGCGACGCGACCGCCCCGGCCGCACGGTTGCAGTGCGCATGCTCCGGGCCAGTCCACGCGGTGCGCGCATCATTATGACCGAGGTCCCATGCCTGGCCGGGGAGGATAGGGAGCCCACACCGGGGGCACGTCACCAGCTCGCCGGCCTCGAGCCGCCTCCCCCACTGTCGGCGCATCCTACGGTGCGCCGTGCCATAGCCGCGCTCGCGACTGCTCGCACGCTCATGGTCACGCACAACGAGATGGTCACGACAATACCGCGCCTCATCGGGGACGAGGACGGGGCAGAGATGGTAGGCGCAACGCCGCATGGTCCGATGCCTCCGGGATTGCCGGTCATTGATGGATGGAGGGGGCGGGGCCGGCGGCAGGAAGGTGACCGCTACGGCCCCGCAGTCCAGAGCGCAATGCTCCTAAATGAAAGGAAAGAGTAGACCCACTACTCCCACTGCCTATTATGGTGACAGTCGAAGTTTTTCATTGCGAAGTTTGCTTGCCTGAACACGTCCGAATACCGGTAGAACGGTGTCGTCCCAACGGTTTTCACGCTCTGGATTTTTCCTCGGGCAGCCCACTGCGTGATGGTGTTGCGCCGCAACGGGACACCGCACCCGGTGAACGTGCGTGCGATCTGCGCCGCCGAGCCGACATGTTCGGTATCCCAGCACAGCCGGTACAGCGTGCGCAGTTGGATATCGGCTACCGACGACGTCGTGCCGCACACGCCGCAGGTCACCTCATGCTGACCATCCGAGGCGTAGAGCATGACTCCGCACAGCTCGTTGGGGCAGTGCCCGATCGCGTGCAGGTCCGGCGGAAAGAGCAACATGTCGGCCGCCGCATTGAGTTTGCTCACGCGCCGTACCCATTGCGCAGCGTCAGGGACAGTACCGAGGTTGTCGGCCTGCGCGCAGTCGCAGAGCGTGCCGACGACGTCCTCGAGTCGGTATTCGCCGGCGAGAGTGCAGCCGATGAGCGTGCGGTGGAGTTCGTATGCTGCGGCGTCGATGTCGTCGAGCAGGTCGAGCACGCCGAGCCTGATGGGCGTCGGCGGCGTCGCGGTCTGCGTGCGCGAGATCTCATGGCCGCCGTAATGCACGGTCGCGTCGAGCATGTCACGCAACGGGCGCAGCGTAGCGATGAGGCGCAGCAGGTCGAGGCTGAACCGCAGCTCGCAGCTGCCGCACAGCCCCGGCACATCTCCTACCTTTTTGCAGATGGGGCAGTCGTAGTTCACAATGATTCCTCCGTGGATCGGCTATCGTCGTTCACGGAGTGATTGATTCCTCTCGGCCGCGCACTCTGCGTGCGTTCTCTCTTACAACCATTCCCCACCTCGGTGCGCGGCCTCTCCCCATATTTGATTATCCCATCGCAGACGCGAGCGTGTCGAGCGACGCGTACCATATGCGTTCGAACCGGGCCACGTCGTCCGCACTCGAACCCGTGTACGGGAACGGCACGGCTTGGCGTGTACGCCGCCGTGGCGTGAGCGTCGGCGTCATGCCGCTCAACGGCGGCCGCCCGCAGCAGTGCTGCTGCAGATACTTGAGAGTCTCGTCATAGACCACCTGCGAGGTCAGGTAGACGGACCGCCGGTCCGCGTCCCACTCGAACCGGTCGAGCACGATATTGAGGATGCGAGCACACGCCACCTGGCTGCCGGTGACAACATATGGGTCGTAGATGTCCCACACGTTGTGACGTGGCTGCGACTGGACGGTCCACGCGCCGCATACACATCTGACAGGTTTGAGGCCGCATGGATTGTTTTTGCGGCATGCGACCGTCAGCCATGCCGGACGTTTCGGGCGCCTGCGGTGTGAAGCGGGGGGAGCTGCCCACGGATCCGGGGCCGAACCCCATGGATCCGTGGGCTGCGCGTCGAACAATGTCGGCTGCTCACTCATGGCCGCCGTCGCTGAACGTTGGCCGCTGCTGAGTCTCCGGCGGGTCGAGCTGCTGCTCGAGCTGGATGCATAGGTCGAGCGCACGATTCCAGCCGTCCATCCACGCGACCATGAGCGCCTCGGCCGGGTTCATGCCCTTGACGTCGAGCTGTTTAACCGCGTCGAGGCATGCCTGACGTTTGTCGAAACGATTATCGTCCGTCATGCCGGCACCTCCTCGTTGTTTCGTGGACTGTGGTTGCGCATGCGGCGGATCCAGTCTGACTGTTCGTTCATGACCGCTCCCCAGTCCTGCGGCGCGTCCATGTCGTGCCGTGCGGCCCTGATGACGTCGCTACGGCAGTCGCGGCACATGAGGTATTGGGCGCGCGTGAGCTGCTGCACATCGAAGTCGATGCTTCTGCCGCAGTCGCAACGGCAGGTGAACCATCCGCGCTCTCTGCTGCGATGATGCTGGCTGCCGCCGCGATAGTAGGTCAGCAAAGTCAGTCGGCCGACTCGCATTCCCTCATGGAAGCCATGTTTCGTATAGGTCTGCGTCATGCGTTGGCCCCCTCGCTCTGGTTGGGTACCTCGTTGGGCATGCCGCCGCTGTAGCCGAGATTTTCCAGCACCCACCGATGCACCCTGGCAAGTGCGTGGCGGTAGCCGGCATAGAGATATAACCGCGCTCTCTCCTCCGGCGTCGGATCGTTGATAGTGAACCCGGCCTCGGGGCCATGCACCGTGAGCAATTCGCGACGGAATTCACCTGTATCGGAGTCGAATTTCAACTCACGTTGAATGATGAGGTCGTCCATGCTCGTGCCGGGCCTGATGTTGATCTGAGCGTCACGCCCCTCCCTGACCCAACGTAAAACATGCCTGTATTCGACGAGGTCGAGGTCGTTGATGTATTCGTCGAGGAGTCGCAGGGTTCGGTCTTTTTCGCTGATGTTCGTTGCCATGATGGCGTTCCCTTCTAGAAGTGGTGGGTGCCTGCCCACCAGCTGATTGCGATGAGTGCCGCGAGGATGATGATGAGGCTGATGAGGTTGATCATGGTTTGCGTCTCCGCTCGTGCTGGTCGGTCAGGTGTTGAATGATGTTGGTGAGGATGCGTATGAGTGTGCATGCGGTGATGCCGCCGAAGGCGAATGCCATGAGCGGACTCATGCCCATTCCTCCTCGTCCGGTTCGCCGATGGATTCCTCGACCCAGTCGGCGAGTTCTCGCAGTGTGTCTGCGAGGTCCTGTCTCGCGTTGATGGCCGTTTCATAGGTCGCCGTGCGCAGGTGCTCGTCCGGGAATCGGAGTTTGGAGTGGAACGTGTATGCGTGCAGACCGTGTTTGCTAACTATGCCGAGTGCTCGCAGCCACATGATTGCGCGGTGTGGGTTGAACGGTTCGTAGCCGTGCCCGTCTAACCGCTGTCTGATGGATTTTTCACTGCGGATGGGGCCTTCCTCGGCGAGTAGTGTGCTGACCGCTTCCATTTGGTCGATGAGTGGTGTGTTCATGGTTTTTGTCCTTTCGGCGTGTTGGGCGTGTCGCCTTATGTAAGAACTATTTGAGTGGTTTTGTCCGGTTCCGCGGGGGTGCATCTGACTGGTTCCCGGTGTATGATGCTCCCCATCACAGGGGGAGCATCAATACATCACCGGGATCCAGTCAATGCAGTTATGCGACTGGTTCCGGGAACCAGTGGGAACCAGTCGGGAACCAGTGGGAACCGGTCGGCAGTCGAATTAGCGAACGTTTAAAAATCGTCGTCATCATAATCTTCTTTTCCATTTATTGCTGCTATTTCCTCGTCTGTTATTCGTGGCTGATAGTTGGGTGACTGCGGGTCGTCGGTTTCGACATAGAGGGAGCGGTGAATGTATTCGCGGCTGCCCCGCGGCCCGCTGCGCTCCTCGACATATCCGGCGGTGCGCAATTCCTCGAGCGCTTCGCTGACAGTGCTCTTCCTGGCACCGACATGATCTTCCTTGAGCCACATGTAGACCTTGTTGACGCCGCACCAGCCGCCATCGCTCTTGAGCACCTCGCTTGCCTTCTGCATGACCCATGTCGGCCTCGTGTCGGCGGGTTCTCCGGCGACAGGCAGATTGGTCGGCTTGCCTACGGTGACCTCCATGCGGTTCGGAGTTGTGCTGTCGACGCTGATGCGTGCGGCCTCGCGGAGGCGGTCGTTTTTGTTGTTGGGCGGCGCACAGTGCTCACCGAGGTACCCGTTGCGGTCTTTGGCGAGTTTGAGGGTGATTTCGCCGCGCATGCCGCGCCCGAGAGGACGGCTTGGATATGCGTAGTAGCTGGCGCCGTCGATCTGTGCGAGTTTTTGGATGCTGCCGGCGGCGAAACGTCCCTGGCTGTCCCTGTTTTTGACGACGTGGTCGACGAGGAGGACGCATGCGCCGGCCGCCGACATGGGTTTGAGAATCGTCGTGTATAGCCGGGCGATGTCGGCCGCTTTGTCTTGGTCGAGGCCGATGCCGGAGAGCATGTTGTTGAGGCCGTCGATGACGATGAGGTCGTTGTCGGCGTCGATGATCTGCCTGAACTGGTCGAGGTTGATGGGGTCCAACGGGTTGCCGGTGGGGTTGTGGTAGGTGAATCGGGTCTGGTCGAGGATGATGTCGTCGGGTACGCCCATGAGGCGTAGGCGTTGCAGGATGCTGCCGGCGTTGTCCTCGAAATCGATGTATGCGCAGATCATGTTGTTGTTGAGGCTTTCTGCTGTAACGTATTGGGCGATGAGTGATTTTCCGGATTCGGGTTCGCCGTGCAGGTCGTTGATGCGGCCGCGGTAGAGCAGGCCGATGCCGTCGGCGCGGACGAGCAGGTCGGGGGCCGGGTTGGGGTTGCCGGCAGCCCACGCGGTGAGGTCGACCGCTCCCCAGCTGCCCTGTCGTGTCGGCTGCTGCTGTTCGGTCAGCTGCTGTGGTGTCGTCTGCGCCGCCTCTACGACGGTTTGCGACTGTGGCCGAGTAGTATTTGTCGTGGCTGGTGCCGTGCACGTGTCTGTGCCGCCGTCAGGGGCTGTTTGTGGCGTGTTGGCGTATTGTTCGATCTGGGCGAGTTCGGCGTCGCTCATGCGCGTGTCCATGTTTGGCGTGTGAGCGCATGGGTCGATGGCTCCCTGCATGTCGTGGTTTTGGGCGCGTGCGCCGGCGAGGAGCCGGTCGAATTCGCGCGCCGCCTCCTCCTCATGGCCCTCACGGTCGGGCGCGACCGCAGTGATGAATGCTGGCCGCAGGATGCGGATCGCCTCATCGACGCCCCGGTGGCCCTCCTCCTTGAATCGGATGAGAGCCCAGACGGCCTCGAGCATGGTGTCATGGCGGCTGCCCTTGGCTGCCGGTGCGGTCATGACGGTGTCGAGGAATGTGCGGATGGCCTGGCACATGCCGTCATTGCCAGTGGTGGTCGCGGTGAATGCGAGTGTGCGTTCCGCTGCGGGGCGTGCGGGTTTGCGCAGGTGCTGCACCCACGGGTCGGGGAGGTTGGCGAGTTCCGTGATGGCGGGGATGTGGTAGGCGGGTTCGCCGGTCGGTGTGTACCAGCGGTATTGTTCACCGGTGGGGTGGATGCTGGGCCACACGACGCTGTATCGGTGTGCGGGTTGGAGGATGTCGACGCCGTCGATGGCGCCGCCGCGCCACGACAGGGCTTCGGGGACGCGGTAGAACAGGTGGCGTGCTGGTTGGTCGGCGCCGTGGGCGGTGCTGCTCCATGTGGTGGGCAGTGGGCCGAGTGTGTGTTCGAGTTCGTGGATGCCGTCGATGCCGTTGGCCTTGCGGCGGTGGTCGTCGGCGGTGTCGATGTCGAGGACGAGGACGCCGTCGGGGATGACGATGCCGGTGTTCGCGTCGGGCATGGCTGCGCCCCACCGGCGGATGGTATCGTCGTCGACCGGCGTTGCGTGGCGTCCGGTATAGCCGCTCGGTGGTGGTGTTTTCCTGCCTTCGGGCAGGGGGATGATCTGGGCCCAGCCTGCTGCGCGGTAGAGTGGTGCGGCTGCTGCGTAGCCGAACGTGTCGGCGTCAATGTGAGTGCTGTTGCTCATTGTGTTCGGCCCTTTCTGCGGTGGTAGTTGGTGCGGTTGGTTTCGAGGACGTGTAGCCGGTAGTCGGTGTCGGTGTGGTAGCGGCCCCATCGGTGGCAGTTTTCGCATTCGCCGTCTCTGCGTAGGTATGGGCGTGGTTTGCCGCAGGTGGGACATATGGGCGTGTGGGTCAATTGCGTCTCCTCCCCTCTCTCATCGTTGGTGTGTGGTTGGTGCCCTGTGCGGCCTGTTGCAGTCCGCGTGCACGCTGGTTCGTGTTCAGGGCTGTTGGGGCTACTGTCAGCGGTGACCAGCGTCGTAGACCTGCTGTTCGGTCAGGCCGAGTTGGGCGGCGACGTGTGCGGGCGCCATGCCCTGATCGCGCAGCGCGATGATCTGCGCGCGCTGCTCATCGCTCACCGCTGCCGGCTGCTGCGGGGTGAGGTTGACCTGCTGCGGCGCCGCCTGCTGCATCGGCGGCTGCTGTGGTTCCGCGCCGAATGCGGCGACCTCGGGGCTGTTGCCGCGCTGGATCTCGTAGCGGTAGATTTTCGGCGGCTGCGGCGCGTCTCCGCGTTCGCCGAGTCCGATGTAGGTTGCGGTGAACGTGTCGCCCGGCCGCGGGTCCTTGCCGCCGTTACGGCGCCTCGCATCGCGGTAGGCCGCCATCTGCTTGCCCCACCCCTTGATCCAGATGCTGCGCAGTCCGTCGTCATCAGGGTCGGTCTGCAGATCCGTCTGGATCGTGATGTGCAGCTGCTTCTGAGGCCTGCCGTCTTTCCAGAATCCGGGCGCTTTGGTCTGGAAATCGTGGTATTGGGTTACCTCGATGGCGGTGACGACGCCGGTGACCGATGCGCCTGGCTGCGAGTCGGCGTTGAAGAAGCTCTTTCCGCCGCCGGCTGCGAAGTCCGCGACGCTGCCGAGGTCGACCTGTGGCTGCTGCTGGTATGGGTCGTTGCCGTACTGGCCGCCGTACTGGTTGTTGTAGGCGTTGTTGTAGGGCTGCTGGTAGTTGTTTGGTTGTCCGAACATCACTGGTTCTCCTTGGTTGATTGGTTGGTTGGTTGGTAGTGGGACTCGATGCTGTTGGCGAGTCGTGTCCACCGTTCGGGCAGCTCGTAGAGCGTGCCTTGCGGCAGGTCGAACGGGTTGCTGTCGGCCCATCGGTCGCAGTCGAAACAGTGCTCACGGTCACGCGGCAGCAGGCTGATCCATTCGTCACGCGCCTCGGCGCCGAGCTCGGTTTCGATGTCGTCGAGCATGGTGGTGAGGCGTTGCGCGCGGTCGAGCGCCCACCTGCCCGGCTGCGGGTCGAACGCGAATTCGATGGGCAGCGCGTCGGATAGGGTGACGCTGTTGCGTGGCAGGTAGTAGATCGCCGATGTGTCGACTTTGAGGCCCTCGTTTTCGAGGCCGATGCCGTACAGGCTCGCCTGCACCGTGTACTGCTGGCTGACGCCATGACGTTTGACCTGCTGGAGTGTCGTGTTTCCGACGATTTTCCAGTCGACGGTCATGCGGTGCGCGGGCACCCATAGGTCGATGCTGCCGGCGACGTTGTAGGCGTACATGCGTCCCCTGAGTCGTCCGACGACGACCTGGCGTTCGGTCATGCATCCTTGCCAGTTGCTGAACAGCTGCTCGAATTGTTTGTGGACGCAGGTGCCGATGAACGGGATCCATGCGACCTGTTGCGGTTTGGGCCATGCGGCGAGTTTCGCGGCGAGGCAGTGCACGCATGTCGTGCCGAGCTCGCTGGGCCCGATATTGGTTTGCAGGCTGCGCGGCTGCGTGGCGATGTGCTGTTCGATGCGGTCGCGGACCGGAGCCCACAGTGGGCTCCGGCGTGTGAGGGGAGGCGTGTACGCGTCATCCGCGTTGGCGGCGGCGACGAGGCGTGCGATGTCCGGACTCGTCACTGCACGTCCTCCTCGTTGTTGAGTTCGCTCATTTGACGCTCACCCTTCTGCTACCCTGACGGACGACGTCCGCGATGCGGGCGCTGCCTTCGATCTTCTCGATCTTTGAGAGAGCCTTCGGCTTGAGCTCGTAGTACTGGGGGAACTGTTCGACGGGGAATTCCGCCGCGAAGCGGGTCGGGTCGATGCTGCGTGTTCCGGCGCTGACGGTGAGCGTCAGGTCTCCCGCCTCATAGCGTCCGTCGGCTGCATGCTGCAGGATGTTGCCTTTGAGCGTGCTGATGCGTTGCTCGATGGCTGTTTTCCGCTCCTCGAGGGTGGCGAGCTCTTCCGCCGCCGCGGTCAGATCAATGCTGCTGTCGGTCATGATGTGGTCCTCTCGGTATTTGGTTTGATGGGCGTGTATGAGCATTTGTGATGTTTATGCACGAGCTTGTGGGCCTCGATGCTGGTGACGGCCGTGTTGAGGCTGCAGGGTTCGTGCAGGATGCCGCAGCTGCGGCAGGACGCCACGTAGGAGGCGTGTCGAGGTTCACTCATCGGCAGCCTCCACGTCGTCGGTGTTGGGCTGCTGCTTGGTGATGCGCGTGCCGTGCAGGCGCAGCTGGCGAGACATGTCGTCGCTGATCTTGATGACCTGTTTCGCGGCGACGATGGCCGTGCTGATACGCCGACGGTTCTCGCCCAGGAGCGGACGCTTGTCGTCGGAGAGGCGCTTGTCGGCCTTCGCGATGAACGTCGCCGCGGCGTCGGCGATTTTGTTGGCGAGCGGCACGAATTCGGCGAGGTCGATGTTGATCTCGTCGATGTCCTCGAACAGCAGCTGCTCAATGAGCTCGGGGCCGGTCAGGTCGTTCGGGATGATTTCTGCAGTCATGATTGATTTCCTTCCTGGTTGATGGTTTCCTCGATACGAATCGAGGTGTGCGGCTCATATGGTTCGCCGCAACAGGTGAGCGGGTCGCCCGCTTTGCGCCACCGCGGTTTGCCGTTTCTGCCGGGGACTTTGCGGTCGGGCAGGTGGCGGATTCCCATGAGTAGTTCGATCTGCTCGTCGTCCTTGTAAGCGAGGCCGTTGAGACTGTCGGTGACGAGTTTGAGGAGGTTGTCGACGTCGGGGCGGCCGTTGCGTGGCATCCAGAACTGGCAGGTGACGAGGAGTCGGCCGGTGAGCGGCGTGAAATCTGGATACTCCTCACGGAATATGTCGCGGATGGCCTGCTCCTCACGGCGTGTGCGTTCCGGGGTGACGCCGCGCCCCTTGTAGACGCGCGGACGTCCCTTGGGTACCGGAGGTCGGGGGATGATGAGCGTTAACGCTTGCACGGTCGCCTCTCCTCCTCTGGCTCGTAATCGTCGAACAGTGTGGCGATGATGCCGACTGTGGCGGCGGCGATGCCGGCGACGAGTGTGAGCGTGATGAGGCCTTGCGGCCATGGTGTGGACAGGTAGTCGGGGGCGGCGATGCTCATGCCGAGCAGGATTCCGCCGGCAAGGGTGGCGGCGACGCGCAGCACACGGCTGACGATGGTGCTGCGGCTCATGCCCGTGCCTCCTCGCGCTGGGCGCGGATCTGGTCGACGACCTCGCCGATGCTCGGCAGCGGCTCATATTCGTAGACGCCGGCTTCGATGATCGGTACGTGCAGGTCGCGCAATTTGCCGTCGATGTCCTTGGTCGCCTGGAGGAGGCCGAGCTCGTAGCAGTCGGCCGCGCCTAGCTCCTCCTGATAGGCCTTGTAGCCGGTATAGAATGCGCGTCGCTCGTCGAGCAGGTCGATGATGGCGTCGAGGGGGATGAGGAATCGTGTGGTGCTCATGTCAGGCTCCTGTGTCTGGTGCAATCGGTTGGTTGGGTTGAGGTGCGGCGTTGCAGGTGGTTGTCGAACCACGTGCGTACCGCTGAGGGCTGGTAGAGGATGCGGCGTCCGAGCCGGTGGTAGGGCAGGTCGGGGTGCGTGTCCTGCGAGCGCCATTTGGCGAGCGTCTGCGGTTGGACGCCGATGTAGTCGGCCGTCTGCCGTGGCGTCCACCAGTCGGCGATGCCGTCCGGAGCGGTCACCGCTCCCCCTTGGGTAGGTCGTCGGTGAGGATCTCCTGCAGTCGGTGCTGGACGATGCGGGTCTTGACCGCCCCGTAGTGGCGGCAGGCGTCCTTGAGGCGTTCCGCCTGCCGGGGGTGCCCGTTTTCTATGGCGCGTTCCTCGTTGATGCTGAGCGCTTCCTGCCATTTGTCGAGGTCGGCGATGATGAGCTGGGCGAATCCGTCGAGCAGGTCGCGTTCGCGGTCGGTGAGCTCAAACGGGATGTTGATGCGGGTCATGTCATTTCCTTTTCATCTGCGGCTGGTCATTGTCTGGTTGAATTTTTTTGCCGTTGAGCCAGTGCTCGAGTTCGCTGATGCGGTAGAGCACAGTTCTCTCGCTGACGCGGTAGAACGGCGGGCCTTCGCGCCGGTGCCGCATCCCCCGCAGGCTTTCGGGGGTGATGCCGTATCGGGCGGAGACTTGCGCCGCGGTGAGCATCTGCTCTCTCTGGCCGGTGTCCGGTCTGTTGCTGGTGGCTGTCATCCGGGCCTCCTCTCTGGGTCAGGTTGTCGGGTTGATAACCTCAGCATATCACAGGTTATCGTGTTGACAACCTGATTAACGTTTACGGCGTGTCGAGTTGTTAGACTGACAACATGAGCAACACGACGAGAATCAACGAGATCGCGTACGAGACGATGCAGTCCATACGCAACGCACACGGCATCACCCTGGACAACATCGCAGCAGCGTCGCGCCGATACGGCGCACGCTGGACGCCCGGATTCCTCAGCGGCCTCAAACGCAACCGCTCCTCCGCGACGCTCGAGAACCTGATCATCCTGTGCGCCTGCCTGACCGACCTCACCGGAGAAAAGGTCACGCTCGCCGACCTGTTCGCCGGCGACGGCCCCGTCGACATCGGCGACGACGCTCACACGGACCGTCACGGAGTGCGCGACGCGGTCAGCGGCCGAACCTGCCGCATCGAAGGACCATCCGTCCTCGAGACGGTCACCGCAGCGCTCGTCGACGAGTCGCTCCCCCAGTTGATGCGCGACCTGTCCGACCGCATCGTCAACCTCGCCGCCGAACGCTACGGCGCCCGGTCGCGGACCCATGTGCCGACGTTGTCGGAGATCCGGTTGGCGAAACGACTCGGCGTCACACCGGCGGCGGCCGCGGCCGCGTGCATGCTCGAGTACGGCGACCATCTCGACGAGGTGACGGCTCACATGGCCGGCGAGGACGCGACGCCGCAGCTGCGCGGCCGCAAAACGCGGGAGGTGTCCGACCGGCTCGACCTGCTACTGGACGGCATCGCCGAGACCGGCGAACCGCCCGCGCGCTGGACAGGCACCGGCGACGCCTCCGACAATGGACGTGAGGTGAGCGCGCAGTGGATCGCAGACCACCTCGACCAATTCGACTACGCCGCCAAATACGGCGACACCGAAGCCGAGCAAGAAGCGTACGAAGACATGCCGTAAATCCAATCCAGGAAGAAGAAGGAGGAGAGAATGCGGATACGATGGCGCACCAAGACCGCAATCATACCCATAGCCGCCGCGCTGCTGCTCTCGATGGCGGCATGCAACGGTGGCAATGGTCAAAACGAGAGCGATCCTGTCACATTCGTCGAGGTTGACTACGACGGCTCATTGGCAGACGGAACCTATATCGACAGTATCGACGATTTCATCATCACACTGCACCATGAGAGTGGCCTGAGTGGCATGGCGGGTGAGGCGGATGGATGTGAACTGGAGAATCCCGGCCCGATAAACACAGTCGATGTCAAGGAATATCGCATCGCCTGCCGGGGCGTAACGGGATACGCGAACGTCGTCGCAGACGGCCCCGCAAAGAGTGATGACAGTACACAGAGCGTGACGCATCCGCACGCCATTACTCAAAATGGAATCAATAGCTATAGGAGAGGAAGTATCATGGGAGCTTTTCTTGTCGGAATCATCGCATTCGTAATCAGCGCGGCAATTTTCTACTTTCTTGTGAAGTATGCGGTTATTGCCGCCATCGAGCACACAGGGCTCGGAAAAGCCTCTCGCAAATACACTGGCGACACGAAGAAGACATTGGCGAACGAGCGTCGTCTGGAATCGTATGGATCTTCGAGCGAGTGAGGTTTTCAATTCCATCGAATTCGAGGGAATTAGATGAAGGAAAGGTAAAAGGCATCGATTTTCGGTGCCTTTGGAACGAGAAGGGGTTGGCTACGTCTGAGGACGCATTGATAACCGAGGCGGAGAAACTCTGCCGGGTAGATGAGGCGCGGCTGCATGACGGCAAACAGGGCGTATACATCCGCGCGAAAAACTTGATCCTGCTCGACTCGCGGCTATGTGGCGTGCAACGCCGTTGCGTGCTCGCGCATGAGATCAGCCACGCACGCCACATGGATACCGGGTGCCGCGTGGACAAATGGGTCGAACGGCGCGCCGACCATGAGGCCGCCGCCATGCTCATCGACCCGCTCGAATACGCCTATGCGGAAGCCGTGTATGACGGCAATGTGATGGGCATGGCCCGCGAATTGAACGTGCTCCCATGGGTGATCGCCGCCTACCGCGAGCGCCTGCACGACAACCCGTATCTGGCGGTCCAGTGAGGAGGATGCGCG